AAGGACTGTATATTCATATAGCTTTAAAGGGTACTCATAACGTTAAGGAGAAATAAATTTAATGATAGAAGAGTGGACAGAGTTAGCTGTGTATACCGCAGTTATCTGTGTATTTATTGAAATAATTATACAATTAGCATAAAGGAAAATTATATATGAATAGAGAAGAGTACTATAGTCTTGAAACAGATGACCTAGATGTCGTGCATGTATACAAGAATAGCGAATATACTAATTATATTATTAAAACTTCTCTAGAATATATAGAAACATATAATAAAGGCGAGGTATCAGATCATAAAAGTTTTAATAAAGAGTTAGTTATGCTTTTAAATTATATGATAAAGGCGTATAACGACAAACACCCTGTAGAAACTTTTCGTTTCGATCCCATACCCTAATAAATTACTAGACTATAAAGTATAAGTATGTTAAAATTCCTAAAAAAGATTTGGTTTTATTGGTCTTTATCATTAAATGATTTAACTACTAATAATTCATTTGAGTATAATGTTGTATCTATAATAAGATCAATTATAGCTATAATTAATATAGGAACTTGTATACTAATTACTGTTAATATATTATTAACGCAAGGATGGTTTCCATTCTGAAAAATTCATGGTTGACAGGGCGGCATTCCTGTGTTACCATTTATACCACAAACCAAACCAACAGGAGAAAACTATGCCAGTATTATCAGGAACCGCTTATTGGGCAAGCATCACTACACCTAACACTAAGTATACACCCGTGTATCAAGTAAACTTAGCAACAGATAGTGATACCGTTGCTTCCTTTAAAGATAAAGGATATTCAACTAAGGTTATTGATGACCAAGAATGTTTGATTTTTAAACGTAAAGTTAGTAGAGCCGATGGAACACCTAATGAAACTCCGAGGCTGATGGACAAGTACAAGAATCCTTTGGACATCACCGTAGGCAACGGCTCAAAAGTAAAAGTTCAGTACCGACCTTGGGAAACTACTAATTCATATGGTACTTTTAAAGGATTAGATCTTCAAGCTTTGCAAGTAATAGAGCTAGTAGAATCAGGATCTATGGCTGATGGTTCAGAGCTTACAGCAGAGCCGTCTTTGGAGGATGAACTTTAATGGCAAATAAAATCTATACTCACGAAGGAGTTCGATATGATGTTTCTTTATTACCACTAGAGAAACAAAATATTTTTGACGCGCTTCATTTAGCAGAGCAAGATATGCAACAAACTAAAGTTAAAGTTATAGTCAATACTGCGGCAGTAATGAAGTTATATGATTCTATGAACGAGTCTTTAACAGATTATGAAGATGCAGTAATTACTATAGAAGAAGAGGATTCACTCGGTAATAAATAAAGGGTTAAAAGATGTTTGTAAAATATCATCAGCCCTGCCTAGAGTGTGGGAGCAGTGATGCTCTCGCACTCAACGCCGATGGCAGTGGCAAATGTTTTAGTTGCGGCGGGTTCTTTCAAAATGTAGGAGACATAAAGGAGGATGATAAAGTAAAAGACTTTTCTCAGTATAGTAAAAAAAAGGAGGGAAGCAACAAAAGTTTTAAACCTATTACAGATAGGGCGATTACTCAAGATACTTGTGCATTTTATGGTGTTCAGGTATCAGAGGTAGATGGCATAATAACTAAACATTTCTATCCTTATTCAAACGGGATTAAGATTAGGCAAGTAAAAGATAAAACTTTTTCTTGGTCAGGAGATGCAAAAAGCTCAGAGCTATTCGGGCAAGATTTATTTTCTAAAGGCGGCAGGTATCTAACTCTTTATGAGGGCGAGTGCGATGCTATGGCAGGCTATCAAATAACAGGCAGTAAATATCCTTCCGTGTCTATTAAAAGCGGAGCGCAGTCTGCAATTAAAGATTGTAAAGAATCTTTTGAATGGATAAATAGTTTTGAAAATATAATTATATGTTTTGATGCAGATAGTGCAGGGTCTAAGGCGGCTCTTGAAGTTGCGGAATTGTTTGGCGGGAAAGCTAAAATATTTAAACATCCCCCAGAATATAAAGATGCCTGCGATTATTTAAAGAAACATCAGCAAGCTTTATTTGTTTCTAATTGGTGGCTTGCAGAAAAGTATGTGCCTGATGGTATAGTATCTAGTAATCAATTACATAGCGAGGTAATGGCAGAACTAGAAATGCCGTTCTGTAGTTATCCGTGGGACTGTTTAAATTTAATGTTATATGGAATGAGAAAAGCAGAACTTATAACTGTTACGGCAGGCACAGGTGTAGGAAAGTCTACTGTAGTCAAACAGTTGCAAGAAGAAATATTTAAATTTACTAATGAGAAGATAGGCGTTCTGTCTTTAGAGGAAAGTGTGGCTACTTCAGCGTTAGGTCTTATGTCGCTATCGGCTAATAAACTTTTACATCTTCCTACTAAACAACAGATGATGTCTCATATTTTAAAAAACCCACACAACATACATAGGAAACCTAAGCTTGCTGATTCTATCTCAATAGAGGAAAAGCAAAAAGCTTACGATGAAATACTAAGCAACGGTAGATTTTTATTCCTGCGGCACGTAGGCAAGTTTGATATGGAAAGCGTATTAAATAAAATTAGATATCTAGCTAAAGCAGAAGATTGCGGAGTAATAGTATTAGATCATATTAGTATTTTAGTAGGCATGTCTATGGGCGTTGGGAACGACGAGAGAAAAGCTATTGATTCTGTTATGCATAACCTTAGATCAATAACAGAAGAAACAGGCGTTGCTCTTATAGCTATTAGTCATTTAAGTAAATCCGACTCTTCGCCAGAAGAGGGGGGTAGAGTAAGACTTCGGGATCTTAGGGGATCTAATTCAATTGCTCAGTTAAGTAATATTGCTATAGCATTAGAAGGTAATCGACAGGCAGAAGATCCCGAAGAAAGGAACATGACTATTGTTCGTATCCTAAAGAATCGTTTTAGTGGTGAGACAGGGATAGCGGGATACTTGAAATATGATAGTCAAACTGGTAGACTCAATGAAGTAGATGATTACGACTGTGGAGAAATACTTTGAACTTACTTTTTGATATAGAAACAGACGGTATTAAACCTACTATGGTACACTGTATTGTAGTATTAAATGTAGACACAGAGGAACTTCATAGGTTTGATCCTCTTACAATTACAGAAGGAATAAAACTTTTACAAAAAGCAACTAAGTTAATTGGGCATAATATTTTATGCTATGACATACCAGTAATTAAAAATTTATTAGGCGTTGATTTATCTGATAAAAAAATTATAGATACGCTCGTTCTTTCTCGTTTATTTAATCCTTCTAGAGAGGGCGGTCACGGATTAGAAAGTTGGGGACACCGACTTAAATATCATAAAGGAGACTATGGTAAAAACATTGAAGCGTGGGACTCTTATAATCCTGAGATGATGGTGTACTGTATTCGAGATGTCCTATTAAATTTAAAAGTATATAAAGCTTTAAAAATTGAGAGCAGAGGATTCACTTCTAAATCTGTAGTATTAGAACATTCAGTCGCTAAAATAATCAATACTCAGATAGACAATGGGTTTATGTTAGACATGCAGAATGCAATTATTCTACTGTCATCCTTAAACGATAAGGTTTCTTTACTTGAAGAAGATATATCTGGATCTTTCACGCCTAAAAAAACTGAGGTAGTTATAACCCCTAAGTTTACTGCTAAAGGATTACTATCTAAAATAGGAAAAAAACAAGATGGTACTGGGGCGCACTTAACTGATAAAGAATACGAGCAATTTTTATTAAATAAATTTACACCCATAACGAGAACCACATATAAAGACTTTAATATAAACTCACGACAGCAGATAGGGGAGTACCTGTTAGGCTTAGGATGGAAACCTAAAAAGTTTACGCCTACGGGACAGCCTGTTGTCGATGAGAAAACTTTATCTGAAGCTAGTCACATACCAGAAGCTTTAAAAATATCTGAATATTTAATGCTTCAAAAAAGAATAGCTCAAGTAAAATCTTGGATAGAAGTCGTAGAAAACGACGATAGAGTTAGAGGATATGTAAATCCTAATGGGGCCGTAACATCTAGGATGACCCATTCAAAACCGAATATGGCTCAAATACCTAGCCTTAGTTCACCATACGGGAAAGAGTGTAGAGCATGTTGGACTGTTCCTAAAGGATATAAATTAGTTGGCATTGACGCATCTCAATTAGAGTTAAGATGTTTAGCTCACTATATGAATAACAAGGAGTATATACATGAAGTCACCGACGGAGATATACACACCGCTAATCAAAAACTTGCAGGACTTGAATCAAGAAATCAGGCAAAAACTTTCATTTATGCCCTCTTGTACGGAGCAGGAGATGAAAAAGTTGGACAAGTGGTTGGAGGAAATAAAAAAGATGGAACAAAACTTAGGAAACGCTTCGACAATAATCTCCCATCATTTAAGGCTTTTAGAGATAGAGTATCGAGAGAAGCTAGACAGGGATTCATTAAAGCAATAGATGGTCGAAAGCTAGAAGTACGCAGTGAACACAGAAGTTTAAATACTTTATTGCAGGGTTGCGGTAGTATTATAATGAAAGAAGGACTAGTTCTTTTAAACAGTAAAATAAAACAAAAGAATCTTGACGCTAAGTTTGTAGCTAATGTACACGATGAATGGCAGTTAGAAGTTAAAGAAGATCAGGCCGATCTTGTAGGACAGTTAGGGGTACAGGCTCTTAGAGAAGTTACTTGTAATCTTAAATTAAACTGTCCTTTAGATGGTGAATATAAAATAGGTAATAATTGGGCAGAAACCCACTAATGAAATCTTTATCAGAAGAGATGCAAGAAGAGCTAGAGCCTATTTTTGAAGATGAATATTCTAGTCTGTGTCCGAGTAGGAAAGGAGACTTAGCAGAATACTATGCTGTTACTTGGCTGTGGGATGAAGGCTACGAAGTATTTAAAAACTGTGGTTGTTCGGGAGATATAGATTTAATAGGAATGAAAAATAACGAGACTATATTAATTGATGTTAAAACTTCTGGAACAACTACTAAGGCGGGTAGAACACAAGAACAAAAAGAAAGAAAAATAGTAATATTGGCTTTTGATCCTAAATTAAGAACACTTCGTTGGATGCAACACCAAAAGGAAAAATCTTATGAGTAATCTATCAACATTAATAGAAGATATATATGATCCTCTTAATAAATTATCTGAAGGAAAACCACTTCCTCTAACAGAAGAAGATATAGACTTAGCTTTAAGCAATATTAAAAACTCTATTATATCGTGGGCAACACCTTCTGAAAGGAACGCTAAGTTTACTCTTAGAATGTCAAATATAGGAAGACCCGCCAGACAGTTATGGTTTCAAAAAAGAGATGAGTATAGATCTTCTGGCATAGACGGAGCTACTCAAATTAAATTTTTATATGGACACATACTAGAAGAAATACTTTTAATGCTAGTTCGTATGTCTGGACACAAAGTAACTGACGAACAAAAAGAAGTAGAAGTATTAGGTATTACAGGACATATAGATTGTAAAATAGACGGCGAAGTTATTGATGTAAAGACCGCATCTAAGTTTGCATTTAATAAATTTGCAAACGGAACTCTGGCTCAAGACGACGGCTTCGGATACTTAGGTCAGCTTGGAGGATATGAAGCGGCAGAGAAAACAGATAACGGTGGGTTCTTAGTAATCAATAAAGAATCAGGTGAGCTTTGTTTATATCAGCCTGATGATATGGAAAAGCCTAATATTAAAAACAAAATACAAACTCTTCTTGATACTATAGACTTAGACACTAAGCCCGATTTATGTTACACTCCAATACCAGAAGGAAAGAAAGGTAATATGAAACTTCCAAAGCCTTGTTCGTGGTGTTCTTATAAGTTTGATTGTCACTCATCAGCCAACGATGGAGCAGGGCTAAGAGTATTTAAATATTCAAATGGGTATACATATCTTACTCATGTCGAAGCAGAGCCTACCGTAGAGGAAGTTTTATAATGCGAGGAAATAAAGTTAAATCGATTAACTTTCAAGCTAAGTTGATTTTAATTGAGTGGATACAGACTTTAGTAAAAGAAGAAGAAAAAGATCAAGTAACTTTGTCTAATATACTTAATCTTGCTCCTGCCTTTGAATACTATACTAAGGGAGAAACCGTACATATCTCAGTGTTTCATCCTAGATGGCTAAAACAAAAAATTAAATACTTTCTTAAAAACTCTTCGGTTAGATTGGAAGATATTAATTTAAAG